TCTGCTTGGATAAGCAAAGTAGCTTTGAAGAATTATCTCGATATTCATCGGGTCAGGCTCTGCTGCCATGATCTGGGAGTACCATCCAAAGGTGCAGAGTCTGACAAGAAGGCCCGTATTCGCAGACGGAATTATAAATGTCGGTATGAACTTGTCCTTGAATCCTTTCCCACGAACCGCAGCAAAAAGATACTGAGCCGATTTCCTGTAGATCACAGATCCATCCACTGGCGAAGGATATTCGTCCAGATTGATTGCCGGTTCTTTGCCTTTATACTTCTTCTCTGAATCAAAATGATTCTTGAAGTGCGCCAGTGGTTCTTGCTTCTCTTTACTGTGGAATGTCACAATCTGGGCGTTATCGCCATTGGATACCGTATAAAGCCCCTTGACGCTTCCAGATTGAAGCAGCTTGCACATCAAGGCCGGATCATTGTTGGTAAATGTCCATCCCTCGTCTATTTCAATAAATTTTGAAAGATAGTCATAAGCTAAATAGTCGTTTTCTATTGCCCTTGGAGCGTTGGCAAATAGTTTGTAGTATTTTTTACCTTCACGCTTTGTATTTTTGTTAACTGTGTCGATGAATATTTGATCCTTGTAGCTTCCGCAGTAAATGTAGCTTCCAGCCCTTAAACGCCATACATCTCCCGGCTTGACTCCGAATAATCCTTCTCCGCTCTTTAGCTTTTCCCTGCGCTCTTTTTCGGCCCTTTCAGCCTCTTCACGCTTCTTATCCTCGTCTTCAAATATTTCAGATGATTCGTTTATTTCGTTTGAATCTGCGAAGATATTGGTTTCGTCAGAGAATGTTGACAGGAGGTCATTTAGGATTTTTTCGTCAATCTTCGCCATTGATCCGATGGCATCGTAAGAGGCTAGGATTTTGTTTCCTTCCTCTTCATTTACATCAAGAATTAGCACTGGGACTTCGGAATCGCCACACTCCGCTGCCCTCATATGACCATCCAGAAGGACAAGCTGCCCATCCTGTTCACGGCATAGCAATGCCCCAGCGAATCCGATCTCTTGGAGCGTCTTTCGTAGTGCTTTTTTCTGTGGCTCTGGATGCACTCTATGATTCAATGGATTGGCCAGAAGTTCGCTGGCCTTGATCCTCTTGAATTCCTTTATCCTATCTTTGAACTGAATCATTTTTCCTCTTCTTTGAAAGCATCGGCGCACTTAGAGCAAGTAGATAAATGATTCTTTAGTTTAATTTCTACACGCTCTTTTTCCAGCTTCGCTTCCAGATTGTCTGGTTGATGCGAAACTAATTCCATTAACGATCCAAGACGAATGATGTTCCAAGCTGTATCTTGGCATACATCCAATGGATCGACATCTTTATTTACTTCAATCATTTCTTTTTATCCGCTGCGTCCATCTGGTTAGCGACCTTGTTGGCCCATGACTTTCCAGAGTCACCGCCCCACAGTAGCCATGCAATATATCCGGCTGAATCCTTGCCCCATCCCTCGCCCTTCTTATCGACTTCGTGACGGGCAAAGTAGCTGACCATCCGCTTAATTGTGGAAGGCGACAGTTCTGCGCCATTCATCAGATCACGGGCACGGGCCACTCCAACCCCAGTACCTCCACGCCCATGCTTCTTCCTCAATTCTAGTCCACGCTTTGCAGCCTTTCTGACGGATTGAGGCGGGGTGAAGGTGATATGGGAATACTTTCCGTCCTTGGATTCCGCAACTGGCTGGACTTCTGGAACCGCATCGAATTCTGGTGGAGCTTCCGGCTCGGCTTGATCGGATGACCGTCCAGTGGAATGAGGAGGCAACTTTTGGGAGCCAGCAAGCGATTCTGGGAAGATGGCGTTAATGTCCTCTTCTGCCATCAGCGGGAATGCAGCCTTGGCGATAGAACGGCCAACTTCAACAGGAATCTGCCCTGTAGCCACCCGCATGACGATTCCAACAAGATTCTCGATTTGTAGACCGTTGAGAGCGGAGTCGGACACTTGAGCGTCACCCTCTCCACCAAGAGAATCATTCGCCATCTTCTCGGCTTGCTGCTCGATATTGCGCTGCTCTGCGTCGAAGTTCAGACCGATTTCCTGAGTGATGGTCTGGGCCGATTTGATCCCCATAGCCATGTAGGTCTGGTTGGCTTGCGAATCGGCAATCTTGTCACGGGCTTCGACAGCTGGAGGAGTCACAAGGACATCCACCACATCTAGAATATTGATTGGCAGATTGCCCATCTCCGCTGCTGTTCTAATTGCTTCACGGGCAATCCGTGTAAAATGCTTCTTGTAGAAGGTTTGCAATCGAACGCAGTTACGGAGGAACGGCGATTCTGCCGTTAAGGACGATGCGTAGTTCGCACCAGCGATATTCGCTGAAGATAGCCATTCGGGGGCGTTATGCCTATTTCCAGCTGAACGGAGTAGACTTTGAAATATCTCTAAATGATCTTTTGCGCCACTTGCACCCGGAGGAGCGACATAATTCATGCCCTTCGGAATATCCAGAAATGTTCCGGGCTCAATTTTCTGGTAGTCCGTCTGCCGTCCATTGGGAGATGACGCAACAGAGTAATCCACCATCTCATCCACAAACGATTCAACTTGTGCAGCAGATGCCGTATCATGCTGGCGAACCGCAGCAATGGCAGACTGCACGGATGCCCCTTCCCCAAGGTTTTTCCGCAGCTTGGACGCAATGCTGAATGTGTCGAGAGTCTCGTAGCTGAAGTCGCTCAATCCACGCTTGATTGCTTTCGGCACATTGCATTTGACATGGACGATACGGTCAGCGTTGACCATTTCTCCTGTCGAGGCATCCTTCTGCGCCTCGTCCTGTTCTTCTCCCCTTGGAGCGTTGTAGTCCACATAATATGAGCGGATATTGAATACATCGTCTGGATCAGTTTCGATTCCGTAAGACCAATGGGAGAAGTCTTCTCCCGGCGGTTGCATAATCTGTTCTGGCTCAATGGTGCGTACCAATAACCGTCCAGAAGGCTGGGGGAATAAACGGAGGAAGCATTCTCCATCGGTGCGGGAACGCTTGAAGATTTCCTCCTCCATCATCGTCCAGTCATTCTCGTTGAGGAAGCGGTCGAGAATGTCTTGGCAGCGACGAACGGTCGATTCGTCAATGTCTATAGTGCCCTTCGGAGCAATTCTGTAATTGAATCCGCCCCCAATGACATAGCTGCATAGTCCGTTAAGGAGTCCAATTGCATTTGGATTGGTAGTGGTAACCAGTCGAGCTTGAGCCCTAATAAGGCTAAGCTGTTGTTCGCTGTACCAAAATGGGTAATTGGAACCGTAGCGACGATCATTTGGATTTGTGATAGGGTAAGAAAAAATCCCGCCATCACGAAAACGATCCAGCAGATCGACATAGTTGCCCAGCCAGAAATCGTTAGTAAGGACATTTTCACGGATATTCCTCTTGACTACCTTGGGAGCGGATTCCCTTGGAGGAAGGAGAAAGTTGATGATTTTCTGCCAAGTAGTCATGCTATTCCCCTTCGCCTTCTAGCTTTCTGTGTTTCGTTCTGGCATATTCGGCAACATATCTTTGCCGTTCCATCTTTTTGTGGCCTAATTCTCATATTTTCCCTGTTCCATTTATGCCCATTGGCGCAAGTATTATTTCTGTGGGCTTCCATTGTCTTGCTTTTTCCACGCCTTGAATTTTCACCAACTGTTACAACTTCCATATGCGCTGGGTTTACACAGGATTTGTTTCTGCAAGTGTGGTCAATAACTTTTTCTTCTGATATTTTTCCAATAATCATTTCATAAAAAAATCTATGAGCCCTTTTATTTTTGTAATTTATTGTTAATTGGCCATATCCACTAACACCCTTACTTCCAACCCAATTCCAACAACCTTCAGCAGATGTCGCTTTGACATTTGCCCAAATCCTCTTCATTCTTGTATCTTCAGAAATCATGCTATTATTCTCTTTGCGCTGCTTGATCTTTTACCGTTCCACATAGAAATCATAACTCTCAACGCCATTTCAAGCGAATCTGGCCCGTCATCATGCTTCCCTAGTGGGAATTCTCGGAGTTGCGCCACCAGAAGTCTTGTGCCTTCATTACGCTTGAATTTAATCAGCTTATTGGCAAGGTATGGGCCAAGTCTCCTGATACGCACATCCTTTGATATATTATTATAAATTTGCATGATTGGAATAGCATTTCCTTGCTTTTTTGACTCCTCAAGGATTTGAGTCGCAAGGAGATGTTGGAATTGGTTTGTTTCGATTCCTAGTCCGTCAGGATCAAATTGGGCAGCTTCTGATACCGTCATGGCTACGAGATGCTCTGAATCCATTCGGCGCATAGTGGCATCACAGTAAAGAGTTCCGTCCTGATCTCTGGCCAGTTTTATGATGGATGTATAGTCGCCATGACGAGCATCTCGCCCCTTTGATGGGTCAACCGCCATCGTTTTGATTTTGATATTGGAATTATGTGGCCACTCGTCGAACCAGATGGACTCTCCAAAGTGAGAATTAGGCCACTCCGCCCCTTCCTGATCGACGAATTCGCCATCTAATTCCTGATTGGCCTGCTTGTCGGAGTATTGCTTGGATACTGCGCTAACGAATTCACGGGCCAAGAAAGGATTCTGGGAAGTCTTGGATCGGAATAGCTCCGTATTCTCCCTATCGCCTCGACCGAATACTTCGTAAGTCCAATGGATCATTCCTTTGGGAGTGAAGGTAGCGGTTAGCCATCCCGCTCGTCCACCTTCACGGAGGCGACCGATGCAGATGTTGAATACTTCCTCATCCATCACGGATGCTTCGTCCAGCCAAATTCCGCTGATGTTGGGTCCACGCAGCTTGTCCGGGTCTTCACCAGATCGGAAGATGATTTCGCTGCCGTTAGCTAGGACGAGTCGGGGCGGTTGCTTCCACTTCTCCTTTGTGACTCCCATATCATCGGCTATTTGGTAGATTGTCCTCATCGTTGCGTCTTGGAGGACATTGTAAGTGGGAGCGATGACCATGTAGAGGCGACCCTTGCCGTCCTCGCTCATGGCTCTACGGAGAATGTCGTAAGCACCAATCCAAGATTTACCGCTACCGATCCCGCCTACATATCCTCGATACAACGCTCCAGAATGATGGAAGTCGTGCTGGATTTTATGGAGCTTGTAGGTCTTGGTTATCGTTTCCGATTTGGCCTTTTCAGGCTTCGTCGGATTCGACGGCAACCCCTTCGGCTTCGGAGGCATCGTTGAATCCTTCAGGTAGATTGGATGGCTTGTATTCGACCGCTGGAGTCACCTTGACTTCAATCTGCTTGGAGTCTGCGTCAACAATCTCTTCGACGATCTGGAGCTTGACGGTAGTCACATTGGATACTTCTTGACGCTCCACATAGCCCCGTTCACGCCCCAGAGTACGGAGGAGCATGGTGATGGCCCATTGCTCCCCCTTGTCTACCGCCTGCATAAGCTTCGCTTCGGCTAGATCGAGAGTCTTGCCTCTCTGATCCTTCATCGCTTCGAGGAGTTCTGGAGTGTTGTTGATTCGGTAAGCGAGAGTAGCGTGTGGCACTCCAAGGATGTTGGCAGCGAGATAGAGGAGTCCACGACACTTCTTGAGCGTTTCGATGATCTCTTCGTCAGTTACTTGCTGGAGGGCTTTATTCTGATTGCGGACTCGACCCGTAGCAGCTTTGCGGGTTTCCTTATCGTCGATATCGAGTAAGTCAATTTGCATGGCACTCTCCAGAAGGATGGAGACGAAGTGGATCATTTCTGAGGATTTCGGCTAATGCCTTCTTGCAGGAAGCTATCTCCTCTGGATCATCCGTCTCGATTATAACCTTAATTAGTTTGTGGATATCCTCCATGTCACCGCCTGATAATGAAGTGAACGGTCCAGCCCAAGAAGTCCACTCCCTAAGCGCATCCTTGTATACCTTGTGCTGTCCTTCCAATATTCCAATTGATTTGTTTATGAAGTGATTGAATACTAGAGTTGTTCCAATCAGTGATGCAATCAGAGTGAAGATTATGACCGTTTCCATAAGAAAATCCTTTAGAAAATTTATTCTGTAAAAATTAGGTTAATCATTATAGCAGTTTGAATCAAGGTGGATTAGGAGAAGGTCGATTTCCCGATTGGAATCATTACTAAGTTTAGGAATTTAGTAAAGATAATTCTA